TGTCCGGTTATATATACTGGAGGTGCTTAAGGATTATATAAGAGATGATGATTTCGATGGTCTTGTAGATAAGGCGTTGGATTTTGTCATGGAAGGCGTTTCTATACCTAAGGCTCCGGCCAAGGATACCACCATGAGTGACATATCAAAGAGCGTTTTGGCCTTGGTAGCGGGGATGGGGTTTGATAACCAACAAAACCACGTTGATTTAGATTGTGGATGAATTGATTTGTTTAACTTTGAAGCAAATATAATAAAATGATTTCATACAAATATAATATATACAGATCTAAGAAAACCAAGCATCTTAATAAGATGCTTGGTGAATGTTGTTTTGTATGGAATCATGCCCTCTCCTTACAGAAGCGTTATTACCGGATGTCTGGGAAATACATATCTATAGGTAGGATGCAAAAACATTTCGCTAAAAGGATAAAAAGGAATCTTCTTCATTCGCAAACAGTACAGGAGATACTCGAAAGGCTTGATGAGTCTTATAGTCGTTTTTTTAAAAAGAGATCGAAAAGACCTCCAAAATTTAAAAGATTTGATAGGTTTAATTCTTTTGTCTTTAAACAAGGAGGGTTTATGTTAAATGGAAATATTTTTACGATTAATAAAGGGAAGAAGCGTTTTAAATTTTCATACAGTAGACATTATGAAGGCAATATTAAACAAATAAGAATAATTAGGGAGACCTGTCATCGATTTAGTTTGATTATCGTTACAGATCATAATCCTGTAAACTCCTATAGAAAGACACATGATGGTGCATCTGTCGGATTGGATTTTGGACTGAAAACTTATTTAACTAAAAGCGATGGTAGTGAGATTGCCTCTCCCTTGTTCTTTAAAAGGTATCAGGATAAGATTAAGAAGTGCGGTAAGCGTGTTTCAAACGCCAAGAAGGGATCAAATAACAGAAGTAGAAGATTATTCGAGTTACAACAAGTGCATAGGAAAATTAATAATCTTAAATCTGATTTCCAATGGAAGTTAGCTCATGAGTTGTGTAAGAGATATGATTATATTTTTATTGAAGATCTAAATATTGAAGCCATGAGACGCATTTGGGGTAAGAAGATATCTGATCTTTGTCATTCTTCTTTTATTGATAAGCTTATGTATGTATCTTTGAAATACGGAGTAATAGTACATAAGATCGATAAATGGTATCCTTCTTCCAAAACATGTGAATGTGGATATATCAATAAATTGTTGTCGTTGAAAGACCGTAAATGGATTTGTCCTGAATGTGAGTCAATTAATGACAGGGATGTATTAGCGGCTAGAAATATACTTCGGAAGGGCATTTCCGAATTGGAGAGCAAGAGTAATTCCAGCGATAGTAATATCGGGGTTTCTTGCGTCTGTATCCAAGAATCCCACTGCCTTTAGGCGTGGGAGTATGTCAAGATAGGTGTAAGATGAGATACGTATTCGATCCTCGAAATCGGGATATACACGGTGTAGTCGTAGGTTATTCCAATGACTTTAATAGTCTGGTAGCTGTGTGTGATGAAGGATCGAAGAAAGGAGTGGATAAAGGATCTACTGATTTTGTGGATGTCAATGAGAGATACGTGACTAACGGTTTCTTTTACATATCTGTAGAGGATGCTGACAAGCAGTCAAGCTACATGGGTAAAAATTTGTAATTGTTTTGTTTTTTGTGCTTTACCACGAGCATCTAGTCTCCCTCCTGACTTGTGAAAGTTAGGAGGATTTTTTTACTTTTGTGCGATTTTGAATGTTTTGCATAATGGTATAGTTTTTATCAAGATCCTGCGTGTAAGTGATTATCCGCAGGATTTGTTATATTTGCGAAAAAGATAAGATCGTGCAAAATAACTCTAACATAGCGGTTCCCGATTCCGGGATGAACAGGGATAAGCATCCACAGGACCTATCCCCGTCTGAGTACAGTTTCGCCTTGAACGCTACCATAGAGGGTGACGATGGGAGTCAGATTAAGATTCAGAACGAGCCTAGCACCCTTTTATGCAAGCGATTCGATGGCTATAAGGTTATTGGGTATAAGAATGATATAGCTGGTGATAATACTTATTTTTTTCTCGTGAATCCTGATAACAATACCTCTAAGATCACGTTCATGAGGTCATTGGATTATGTCAAGACCGTAGAGGATCAATTAGCAGGATCAGGGAAAGATATTCATCGTATCCTTGGCGAGAGACTTGAGGAGTCGGATGGTCGTTTCGATGAGATATGTGATTTGATGGAGGTCCTGATAGAGGACGGGATTGATGATCCTTGTCTTAATTTCTCCATTCATCACCCGATTTTCGATATAGAGATCAAGGANGAGAAATGTGGGAAGGTGATATACTGGACCGATGGATATAATCCCCAGNGATATGTTATGGTCGATAAGGCTCTTAATCCGGATGATGATGGTGACTTTTGGTATCATTACCATGGGTATAAGACATGTGGGGATGATAAGCCAATAAAGAGGTGTAGGCTGGCTTGCGAGAAGCTTCTGGTGTTCCCGTTGCTGACGGCCCCGTGCGTGGAGCCTGAGGTCGTGGAGTTCGGGGGGAGCCTGCGTGCCGGGACCTACCAGTTCTGCGTGGCGTTGTGCGATGAGTTCGGGATAGAGAAGACCGGATATTGCTCATTGACCAACCCAATCATGTTATTCGATCGCCAAGATATGGTTATCCGTGATGGTTTATGGGGTAAGTCAACCAACATGGGTATCCGCCTTACCGTGTCTAATATAGATAAGCAGGTATCTCATTATAAGATAGGTGTTATACAGAACACGGTTGGGTTTAATGGTGAGCAAAGCCCGGTTCTTGAGTATTTCATAGAAGGTATACATCCGATAACGGAAAGGACCATCTATTACCTTACGGATCAGTATAGCGAGCGTACGACCATGGAGAAGTTATCCAAGGAAATACCGGTATATAAGACAGCCAGAGGCATGACGTCTGTCGGGAATCGTCTTCTTCAATACGGCTTGACCGTGGAGAACGAATGGAATCTTCAACCGGTCGTCAACTTCTTGGGTCATTTCGTTAAATGGCAGACATCTATAGCCACGGAGAATTTGTATAAAGACGGTGTGGCTTGCTCTAAATACGCCTCTTTCATGCGTGACGAGGTATATCCGTTGGGTATAAGATTCTTTACCAATACAGGATACAGGACGGCTAGATTCCCGCTTATCCCTCGTCCGGCCACAAGGGAGGAAATGGAGGTTATCGTTGATGAGGACGGTAACTCTGACGACCTGTCGGCTGCGTCGGTGCTGGAGAACAACCCGCAGTGCGCGGGGAATAGCCGCCGTCATCTTTGGCAGTTTAAGAATACGGCAAAGATCATAAACGACCCGTCTTGGGGATTTGATGATTTTGGAGGAGAATGCAAGAATCAGCTAGATGTCAAGCAACTCAGATATGTAGAGCAGGAATATGCCACGGTAGGAGAGACCCAATTCGTTATCAACACGATGGGGGAAGATGTTACGGTAGATGATGCTATTGATTATATCGCTGATAATATAGAGAACCTGTGTGATATCATAGAATCTAATGTAGGTATTACTGACGAGTTATGCGCTGCTATATCATTGCCGGAGGATCAAGACGGTATAAAGGCTCCCGATTTCCCTAGTGGATGTGATGATATCGAGAGGATAGAGACCAGGACTATATTGGATAAAAACTCTTTGGTGGATTCTAGGATTGATTTTACATATAAGCTGGCTAGTGATTATGTGGAGACCGAGCCTACTACATTAATACAAAGTAATGCCGAGTCACAAAGGAAGTTCTCTGTATTGTGTGATTTCGATAATTATTCCAGTGGAGGTAAGAATATCATAGATCTGGTTCAGGAATGGCTGGATGGTCAGGATGAGGACAAATTCCCGTCTGATATAGATTCTTCCGCCTTGGTCTTGTGTCAGGATATGTCTAATGTCCGGCAGTTATATGATGAGGGTATATGTACTAATGGGTGTTCGGTAGGTGATCCTTACGTGAATCCTACTATTAACGATGTTCAACTTCCTACATTCCAAGGGGGTAGGTCATTGGGTAAGTGCACATATTTGTATCAATATCCCGGATGGGAAGGAAAGAAGCATACGGAGACGATGCTTGATCAGTTAATGGATACGATGGAGGCTTATTTCCCCCAATATGAGAGTCAGTTTGGTATCGAGAACGCCATGTGTCTTTTTGGTGATGGTGATAACTCTAAGTTCAATACCGGCATATCTACTGATTGGGAAGATCGTGTGTCTGTGCAGAATGATATTGACGCCAAGACCAATTGGTTCGGTAGAAGCAACTTGACTTATTTCAAGTTCTATCCACATGTATCCTCATACGCCAGATGGGTGGAGTTGGATTACGAGAAATACATAAGTGGTTTATCCGATCCTGATAACGGTATTATGTATATAGAGATGATGGGTAACTATAATTATCCGATCGGTGACTCATCATCATACAACAAGGTTCGTATAACATTTTTCTCGGATAAGGAAGGTACCGTGGCTCCTAATCCTTTGGCTAATGATGCCAAGAAAGGTGTTATAGTGAATTACGTGGATCATAAGATATTTATGATGCCAAAGTACTTGTTCTGGAATGATGACAAGACTACTTTCCATAAGATATATGTTTGTATTGAGCCAGCGGTATGTGTGTTCTTCACCGGTTTCGCCATGAGGCAGGACATGAAGGAACTTGCAGGATTCTATACGGCCGGCACCGCCATTTTTCCCGCCCCGTTCTGTTTTGGCATTCGGCCACTGGAGGTGAAATACGTATTCTTCTTTACGAAAGAACTGAAATTAAGGAGATTTGTCACATATGAGGCGAAATGCATCTCATGTGGAGATAAACCCGCTGATTGTGCTCCTAGACCTTATCAGTATGGTGATTTTGGTTATTGGGAATCTATCAATAAGTATCCGGCTAATTTTGAGTTGTATGATTCAAGTAAGATCGGGATATCGTCGGGAGGATCGAAGAGGAAGGATATAATAGATTCTTTGACGAAATACTATGGGTCTCCTAAATCCGTTGAGGGTAAGTCTTACTTCACTGGTAATGGGGATAACGCTGAGTACCCCAATACGTCAACCACATTTTGTCAGAAACCTATACGTCATTACAAGTTCCCGGATAACTCTGTCGCTCCTTTTATGGGTAATCCGTCTCAACTGACCGGTCAATATGGAGTTGACTCCTATATTTATCCTATGGGGGTGATGCTTGATGACGATATCGTTAATGAGTTTCTGGATATAGCGGTAGAGAATGGCCTTATAGATAAGGATAGAAGGGATTCCATAATAGGATATGAGTTGTATAGGGGCGATAGGACATTGGATAAGAGCGTTATCGGTACCGGTCTGGCTTATGATATGTTTAAGTACGATGATCCCGACGGATCGGCTAACCTTTATCCTAATTATCCTTACAATGATTTGTCTGATGATATGTATATCTATAAGGATATTAATCGTGAGAATTTTATAACGCATCCGTTTAACAGGAAGGGTAATATCTGGTATTCATTCTTAAGCCCTGATATTGCCTTCAACAAGCCTGATGCTCCCACTGAGTGCCTTGTTGATGGTTATCAATTAGGTAAATCCTCCGGTATATTCAGGGAGGTGGAGGATCACCCTAAATGGACGATATTAGGGAGTAAGGCTTACAGTATGGCAACGTCATTGGCTACGGTGGAGGCTATGGCTAATTTAATATCCGCTATAGCTGAGTATACATATCAGTCGGCTTCACAGCAATATGTCGGTGGAGGTGTGTTCTTTTTAGCCAACCCTGTCGGCATAGCGCTGACGGCTATCCGTCTGGCTACAGGTATCGCCAAGGCCACAGCCCAGTCTGTGGTGGATATAGGCAAGTATAGGTATCAGTGGTTAACGGCATTGATAGATAGGGGACCTAGACGGAACTATGCTTATTACTATACTTCTGTCGCTCATTATAATTTATTTTACCAAAAAATAGGGGAGTCAGAGTTACGTGGATTGTCAACGGCTAAATATATCAAGAGCGGGTTATATCCGGTAACAGATATCTCTTCGCAAGGGGAGACCGTAGGCGGTAAGCCTATTATCATAAACAACCTCGATCGTGAGCATTCATTGTTCATGTCATTTGGTATGGATAAGTATATGCTTGAATATCCGGAGTTGGTTTCAAGTTACGATACCAGTCGTATTCAGGATGAGTGTAATATTCGTAACGATGAGGTGGCTGGTATGACGCCTCATTTTATGACACGTGAATCTTTCGTATCCTGCCCCTATATGAGGATAAAGAAATATTCTCCGGCTCAATACGGGCAGATAGAGGATATCAGATGGGTATCGTTAGGTGGTTGCGGGTTGATGGATGAGGGTAAGCGTAAACCTGTTTTTGGAGGTGATGTGTTTATATCCAGATTCTCGCTTAAAAGAAAAATGCCTATGTTTTACTTGACCCAGTTTGGTCAGGGAGATATGATACCATTCCCTTACTATGACTATAGGAATATCGGGTATCCACGTTATTTTGTTAATTATGATACCGGGGAGGATTATCTTAATAAGACTGACACGGATACTGGATCGCTATATTCGTTCCCTAGCCGTAAGAGTGCTTATGAGATGGCTTGCAAGACCGGGGATATGTATCTTAGTGGTCGTTTCTTCCTATACTTCTATGGCATACCTCAGTTTTTAGTGGAGTCTGAGATTAATTGTAATTTCCGTATAGCTGGACCTGAGCCTTATGAGGGATTCTATCCAGAAGTAGGGGATTATATATCATGGACCCAAGAGCGTAATGTCCCTATATCAAGGGATAATGTGTTTAAGATGAGTCCTGTGTACAAGAATCGTTTTACGCTAGGCGGGAGGTCATTACCAGAGACGTATGATAGCAATTTTTGGGACTGCGCCTACCAAAGACCCAACGGGGTCATATGGAGCACCGCCGACGTTTCGGAGAACGGCATGACCGATCCTTGGCTGTCGTACAAGCCTATGGATTATCATGAGTTCAAGACCTCGTTCGGGAAACTTATAAGCATGAAGGGGATAGAGTCGGATCAGATATTGGCCCGCTTCGAGAATCAGGTAGGGTTGTACAATGCCATAGACGTGTTGGCGGAGAGAATATCCCCGGAGAATAGCGAACTAGGGACAGGTGGTCTTTTCGCCTCTCGTGGTATCGAGTATAATAATACGACGTTAGGATATTCCGGGACCCAGAGCCGGGATATGATCAGTTGCGAGTTTGGGCATTTTTGGGTCGATTTAAGGCGTGGTCAGGTGTTTAAGGTAGATTCTAATGGTAGGAATCTTACGGAGGTCACACCGGGGCTTAGAAACTGGTTTAAGGAGCATCTTCAGATGAAGATCATCCGTAGCCGGATATATAACGCTGATACGGACGCTGAGTTGTCTTATTACGATATCGATAACAAGTTCTTTGGTATAGGGCTATCCATGGGCTGGGACAATCGGTTCAAGAGAGTTCTGATAACCAAGAAAGATTATATACCGGTAGGGAATCCGAGCGAGTACCAATTCCGTGGCGGCCGGTTCTACAGGAACGGGCAGGCGGTGGAGCTACAGGACGCCAGCCATTTCACAGACGTCTCGTTCACCGTTGGATATAACTGCCTGAAGGGTGAGTGGAAATCATATTTATCCTACACCCCTGATTATTATATCGAGCACCAGCATTATTTCCAGTCTGGAAAGAACTACTCAAGTGAAAGTCAGGAGATAGGGTTATGGTCTCATGGATTGACCAACCAATCGTATCAAGTATTTTACGGTAAGCTATATCCGTTCGTTATAGAGGTCCCGGTACGTGAGCAGTATGTGAATAAGATCCTCGCGAACTACCAATATCGGATGGATGCCAGAAGGTATCAGGATGAGGTTAATTACCAAATCCTTAGGACTACTGGATTCAATAAGGCATGGTTTTATAATGATACGAACAACAGCGGTGAACTTCGGATGGTTATCGCCGACAAGAACGATATGAGCCAGCGGTTAAGGTATCCTATAACCAATGATGATAGCCGTGAGATACTGGTGACGGAGGTTGATCAGAAGATCAATATCAACGACTACTTCAACGAGGTTAAGGACGATACTAATAACCTACCGGTATGGGTTAAGGACGTGAACGATATTGGCCGGGAGATCGACCCCAGGGCTGTCGATTATCATCGGAGGTGGCGTGATCGTCTTCGTGGCGATTGGTTCTTGGCAAGGTTCGTGAATGACATTGAGAGCCGGTTCAAGATGATAGTGCGTTGGTTTAGCAATGAGGAGAAAGTTTATTGATTTAGGTGATTATATACAATTTTACACCACAAATGTACCGAATTATTTTTATGTATAAATAATAATCTATATATATATATGTCATGAGATTAGTCGAACAACATATAATCAAGCGAAGCTCGGTATATTACAATGAGCTTCAAGACCTGTTGCATAAGTGTAAAAACTTATACAACAAAGGGTTATATGTCGTTCGTCAATATTATTTCCAGTATAATGATGATAATACCGTTAAATATAAATACCTCAACTACTATTCTCTTGAAAAGAAGCTAAGAACAGAAAACGATGTAGACTATCGTGCTTTACCATCATCTGTAGCCCAACAGGTATTGATGATGGTCGACCAGAATTTCAAATCCTTCTTCAATCTTCTTAACAAGAAGGGTAGAGGTGAGTATTCTGAGAAAGTAAGAATACCTAAGTATCTTGATAAAGATGGGATGTTTATGGCTGTTTTCCCGACAACAGCCTTTTCTCAGAAATGGATAAAGCAAGGTATTATTAAGTTACCTAAACAATTTTCCTTCACTACAAGAACTAACAAACGAAATATTCAACAACTCAGGTTCGTCCCTAAGAATGGATATATTATGCTTGAGATTGTGTATAATAAGAAAGAGAAAGGTCTTATGTATGATAACGGAAATTATCTTGGTATTGATCTTGGACTTAACAATTTAGCGTCTTGTGTATCAAATACCGGTTCTTGCTTTATCATCAACGGTAAGCCTCTAAAATCTATCAACCAGTATTATAATAAAAGATTAGCATATTTAAAATCTAAATTAAAAGGTAATAAACAAGTATCAAGACAAATAAGATCGTTAACCAACAAAAGGAATAACAAGATCAAGGATTATCTGCATAAAGCTAGTAGGGTATTGATTAATCATGTAGTCTCCAATGGCATTAATACGATCATAATTGGTCATAACAGATGCTGGAAACAAGAGATCAATATCGGAAAGCGGAATAATCAGAACTTTGTTTCTATTCCTTTTAATATGTTTATCTCAATGATATCATATAAGGCTACACTTGAGGGAATCAATGTTAAGATCGTTGAGGAATCCTATACCTCAAAATGTAGTTTCTTGGATAACGAGCAGATTTGCAAGCATGAGGAATATGCTGGAAGACGTATCAAACGAGGATTGTTCAAAACATCTTCCGGTAGTATTATTAACGCCGATATCAATGGTGCTTTTAACATCATCAGAAAATCGGCAAAAGAAGCCTTCGATGTAAGTACCTTACCAGAAGGTAGAGGGTTTTGGTGGAACCCGGTACGGATTTCTGTATAGATATATACCATTTTACGATTTTAGTGTAAAAAGGCATATAATCACCTTGATTTATTAACATATAGGGGAGGGTGTTTATCATTCCCCTTTTATACTTTCAAATGATATCAGTTATGGTTTGATTTCCGTTGAAACTGGTTGATTTTTATCACAATGAATATTGTGATTGACAATTTGTTTTATTTAATATTGAAATACAATAAATTTTAATAATTTGTTTATATGGAAGATTTTCAAGGTAAGTATGATGGTAATCAAATAGACAGCAGGCTTGATAAGGTCAAGGATATGGTTGGCGCCACGGCGTCCGGGGCTGGCGCTGCGGGATTGGTGCCGGCTCCCGCCGCGGAGAAGCGTACAGCCTTTCTTCGTGGTGACGGCACATGGCAGGATATAGATGTTCATGAGCCGGGCTTCTTGGGCGATAATCTCGATAGCGAGGATGATTTTAGAACTATATTATTTAATTTGGGCTTTGATAAGGAATTTACCCTTACCAAAGCGAAATATGATATAATAGCTTCTAAATGTGAGGTTGATATACCAATTCAATATCTTTTATCCGGAGCATCATCGACGTATGGGGTTGGGGACTTGATATTAATTAAGGATTCATCCGGGAATATTCAAGCCATGTTGCGCTCTGGATGCAATACGGGAGCTGGGGTCATTGTATCTTATCATGTAATGATCAATATATCCAGCGATCTTACCCATACGTCCATTGTCACCAGTCATACCGTACAATCGGTATCTAACCAAACTAAGGACATATCCTTAACGATTGGTGGTGACCCAGTCGGAGATAACAGGGGCATCAACTTCTCTACGGCCGGTACAGGGACCAAGGCTTTGATGGATAATGGGAAATATAAGGAGGTGCAAGCTAGGGGTGATATTGAGAATGCGTTTTTAGATACTGTTTTTCATCTAGCGTCCAATCAACCTTCTACTTTAACCCAAGATCAGTATAATACTATAAAATCGTTGTTTGGTAGTAACCCTACGTCTAATATCAGGATGATAAAACCTAGCGATTCTTTTGTGGAATTGGTAGGTGAATTTCTTATCAATGATTTGATGGTTTTTAATGATCAAAGGAATGATTGTATCACTATTTACATCAGCGGTTCAAATATCATTCTTGGTATGGGACTTATGGATATATCTATTTCTGTTTATCCTAATCTAAGTGTTGGATATATTCATTCTAATTCAAATATTGCTGCATCAGATGGTTCCGAGATAGTTCTTGTAAATTCTTTGAAAAATACTGAAGATGATATAGATTTTGATAATCAACTTCATCTTAAGATGAAAGGTAAGGGTGATAAGGCCTTGATGGATGATGGGACTTATAAGGAGATAGGTTCTTCTGGAGTGGATATCTCAAGTTATATTTTAGAAGGAATTGATTTTAAGAAAAATACTACCAAGGAAGGTTTTGACAAGATAAAAAGCTGTGTTATTAATAAACAGCATATGTATCTGCATTTTTATAATGCTATGGATGGTAATGAGGTTGCTTTCTATGCCGATGTTATCGCTGGTGTTTTATATGGAAATTTAAATTTGTGTGTATATGATTTTGGTAGTTCGAAGATTGTCAATGTTGATATAAACTTACAAGATTATAGCATAACTGTTAATACGCAATGATATGGTGAAAAAGAGATCTGCTGTTAGTAAATCAGGTAAGTGCCCTAAATCGGGGTGCATCAAGAAAGTAGGAAGTGATTGGAGAGTAGTTAGTAACAAGACCGGAAAGTTATGGCCAGCCAAGTACAAGTCGAGGGATTCGGCTAAGAAAGCTCTAGCGGCTTATCACATGCATTGAAAAGCGTAGGCGGGTAGGTGATATGAGTCATGTACCCGCCTAATGTTTTAATCCGCATCTGATTATACCTATCTTTGTAGAAAACGTTATTTATGGCTAAGAAAGATAAGAAAGAGGAAATCCCTTCATGGATAAAGGATTTGTATAAGGAAGATCTTGATCGTGTTGTAAGAGGTGAGCGTCCCATGTATTTTAGGGGTATGAATGATGGTCCTTTAAAGAACGTATCCCCGGAGTTTGATATCCTTAGTGGAGGAGCTGCTGTTAAGGGTATGAATGGGATAAGAGGTGCGTTGTCCCCGTTGAATAATGGCATGGGTAATTATAATTTCAGCATTAGGGGTATAAATAAGAAGATAGGCGAGCTGGTTGATGAGGCGGGATTGTATTTGCCTGAGAAATTAAGACCTATATATCAGACTGTGGTGGACGCTATGTCGAGATCCAAAGATAAGGGGTTAGGTTATATCACGCAGCCGTTGGCTAACGCCCTGTACCCTGCGGACGAGCGACGGAACCGGCGTCTAGACGGGGAGCATCCCGTTGGTTATGTGGATGCCATAGACGGCATATGGCCTAGGGAGAAATATGGGTTATGGGGAGAGAAAATTGAGCGGAAAGCCGAAGGAGGTCCTACTGGTAATGATCCTATGTATGTAAGACAAGATGTATCTGATAGAGCTTTGTATTTAAAAGACATCATAGGTAACGCCGTAAGAAGGAGGTTGTATAAGAATGTAACGCCTGATGTGGTAGCCTCAAATGCCAGTCTTCCCGATAAGGTTAAGGAATTTATATACGGAAGAAATGGCAAAGCTAATGTTGATGAATATAGCGAACAGCTATGGGGTAGATTCTTATCCCAACCTAATAGTCTTGACGGAAATAGCAAGGAAATAAGAATCCCCGATAATATTATTGCTGATATTGAGAAGATGTTTAATCGTGACACTAAGGATGAGATAAAGAGGTTAGATAAGAAGATTCGTGATACGGAGCGAGAAATATATGGTTCCGATAAGCCGGTTACAGATGATGCTTATGGTAGGCTGGAGTTTTTGAAAAAGTCTAGAGAATGGGTAGATATCTTTGAGAAGAATCGTAATTCGGTAAGATCCGGAAAGCCTACGGTTTTTTCTGAGTACGATTTTTATCCCGAAGCTGCTGGTGAGCTTACCCCGTTATCAGGGTTTGGTAATTTTACTATTTATAGACGTCCGGATGGAAGGTTAGGTGTTTACGATGTATATGATTTTTATAGTAATGATCAAGAGTTCCCGATTAATATAGCTACCAAGGTATTAGATGCTATAGGTGATAAGTTTGAGGAGAGAGGCTCTTTCAAGGATTATAATCCTGCTCCAGAGAGTGGTAAGGATGCTCTTATTCGTAACGCTATTATGTCTAAGAATAAGTTGGAGGACAAGGCTGAAGGAGGTCGTATAAATACAGGGAGCGATTATGGTTCTGGAAAGTATGTGATCGATCCTCGTAGATCAGAGAATAATAAGATGGCTGTGTATGATGAGATATGGGATTATCTGACAGAAAAGAAGGGTATACCACAAACGCAAGCTATCGGCATCCTGTCTAACATCGCCGCCGAGTCCGGAGGGGACACCGAAGCCCTAGGCTCCGCCGGTGACTTTGGTATCCAGCAATGGCTTGGACCGAGGAAGAAAGAGCTACAGCGTAGGTATGGTAAGAAACCAACATTAACCCAACAACTGGATTATCTTGTGGATGAGTATCAAGGTCGTGTACCGGGGCTAGGCTGGAACTACATGAACCAAGGCAAGTTCTTTGATAAGGACGCTCAAGGTAATGTATATAATTACTATATGTATTCGAAGGCTGATTTTGATAACGCCGTCAACTACAAGGACGCTACCGTGGCATGGAATCAAGGATACGGAAGACCCCTTGGATCGACATTAAGAAACGAGAAGCGGTTTGAGTTCGCCGATATGTTCTCCAACAGATACGGTGTCCCGGAGAACGAGCCAATGAGATACGAGTTCGGGCAGCGGGATTCGGGCACGGGGGACGGAGGTCAGCAGCCCGTGCCTGAGACGGTAGCCCCCGCCGGTTCTTCTTTGGCTTCCCATCCTGCCATGGATAGCTGGTGGGAGAAGGAGGGTCAAGATCTGTTATATAAGATGCTAGCTCAATCCGGCGCTAACAAGAAAGCTATAGAGGACATCGCTAATAACATTAAGAACGACCCCCAATCAGAGGCACAGGTAGCGGAAGCTGAGCGTATGCGTAAGGAACAGGCGAAAAGGCAGTTGGTGCTTAATATGATACCGGGGTTGATGCTGAATATAAAAGGAATGTCGTCAATAAAATCCGAAGGAGGTCCTATTGGGGATGATAAATGGTTTTATGATAAGGATCAACGAAAACGCATCGTGGACAAGCAAGAGGCGATAAGAGCATTAAGCAAGGAAAGGCATAAGATTCTAAATGCGTCAAGATCTGCTTTTCAACAGGGTCTTATAGATGAGGATCAGTTCAGGAGGATGAATAATCTTCCTATATTTAAATTGAGTGATAATATAAGAGGAGGCGGAAACAAGGATGTTGATCTCTTGAATAGTCTTTTTGATACAGCCATGTACGACACGTTTGGAGAATCTGTTAAAAAGGGGTCAGAAGAGGGTGAGATAAAAAGGAAGGAGAGGTTTTATCCCTATAAGCTTATGGCTGATACTTTACTTACAATAGGTGATATAGCCACAGCATCTCCTGGATTCTTGAGGTTAATAGAGAGATCAGGCGCTAGATTGTATCCGTTATTGAATAATATAGCCCATAGTAATTCTGTCCAAAAAATATCTGGTGTATCAGGAATAGGTGTTGATTCTTCTCAGATAGCACTAAGCCCGGATGATGATAATTTTTGGAATATACTAGGGGTGGCGGGTGCGGCCGCTGAATTGATAGGTGGTATGGATATATTAAGAAATACGAACGTGATGGGTAGGATCGGAAATAGATTGGATGATATTCTTGATATAGCTAATCCTGTCGTGACTTTAGGAGGGTTAGCTAATGATATATTGGACTAATTCGTTATATTTGTCTGTTTTTAAAAATATTTTAGTATGAAAAGGTTGTTGTTTTTATTTACTATGTTATTGACGCCATTCGCTTTGATGGCGCAAGAGGTAATCCCATCAGAGGGACCTATTACTATTGATCTGACTACCTTTACCGGCATCATGGCTTTCGTCACGATGTCAGCCACTCAGCTAGCTAAGGTAGTGCCGTATATTGACACCCATAAGTGGGCTAAGATCCTGTCGGCTGTAGTTATCGGCATGTTGGTATGTATCTTGGCTTGGTTCCTTCAGGTATCCCCGTTGTTGGTAGGTAGTGAATGGTGGGAAGCTCTATTATATGGAGTGGCAGTCGGGCTCAGTGCTGCTGGCTTCTATGACCTAGTGAAAGCAATAGGTTCGTTATTTGTGAAAAGGATTTAGTTGCTGTAACTATCTTGCGATGAATTAAAATTACAAGGTATTATTATCTGTAATATAGTTAATTATATTTTGTAATTATATTAGTATTATTTATATTTGTGCGCCTATCTACTCATCACGAGCGGATAGGCGCATTTATTAATTTAAAACGTTTGGTAAAGTTATGAAAAGTAATTTGATTTTGTCATCAGAGAGTAGGGAATTGTTAGGTAGAAACATTTCTGTTATGTCCAAGGACGGATTTGTATGCATAACTGAAGTAATGGAGGCGTTGAACGAGAAACGCAAGTCTATTGGGCTGGAGGCGAGAAGACTCGACCACCTGTTTGCTACTAATGGATTTCAGGAGAAAATGAAATCTCTAGTTAAAGAGCTAAGTGTCAATAATATATGTACAGTAATGAAAAGTACTGTACAAAAAGAGGTATTGAAAATAGGTAAGATGACGGATCTTAAAAAATACGGTATGGCTTATCGCAAGGGAAAAGGAGAGGGGCAAAAATGGTATATTAATCCATATTTCTTTGTCATGATAGCCTTGGAGTTGGATCCGGAGATATACGCCAAGGTGATAATATGGTTGCATGATGGATTCATAGAGGACAGGAATGCCGCTGGCGAGGCTTATATCAAGATGAGTTCGGCCGTTGCCATGTTGGTTAGCGACAAGAGTCAGTTGTCTGATAAGATATCAAGGGTAGCTAAGGCTATTAATTTTATTGTCTTTAACAAGCATGAGAGTGGGATAAGGAATACGGCTACAAAGAATCAGTTAAACGACATAGTAGCTGTAGAGAATGTTATCACTGGGGTTATAGATGGTGGTTTTATAGATACTTATGATAAACTTATAGATTATCTTGGTCATGAGTGGAAAAAGAAATGGGGTAACCCTGTTATGTCTTTAAAGGATTAGTATTAAAGAGACTCATCATTGTCAAATGGTGAGTCTGTATTTTTTTTAAACTATCTTTGTATCAGAACGAAATAATTTGATATATGGGAAAGTATGTAATTAAAAGGAAGATACCTAAATATCAAGATGCTGGGGAAGTTGATCCTGTCATGCCCGGTAATGTTGTTGGTCTTCAGGGTCTTGGAGTGGAACCTCTGGTTTCGTCTACCCGGATAGGATTTGATATTCAGCAGCCTGATATTAATACCATTGATACAAGTGATTTGAACGCTATCGTTGACAGCAATAAGAAGGTTGACGAGTCTGGCAGTACGGATGTTTTTGACTTCACTACTATTCCTTATTATGGCGCTGATGATATAGGATCTAGGTTTACCCAGATGGGTCGTGGTATAGGGCGTATGAGAAGTGAGGGATATGGAGATTTATCCACTGGGGCTAAAACAGCTAATACGATAACCACCATAGCCTCAGGAATTAGTGGTATCATGGGATTGGCTCGTAACGTGGTTTCTGGGATAGCGTCTGAGAAAGGTACTCGTACCAATATCAGGTTGGCTCAGGAGCGTGAGGCCAGACAAAGAAGGCAATCCCAGATGCAGTACAAGGATGGTGGGGGTGTTTATCTAGGGCCTAATAATAGATTCGATAGCGGTAGCCTTACCGGAGAGTATTTATATCCGTTACCTAAGTCGATGGAAGATCAAGCCAATGTAGAGGTCGAGAAGGGCGAGTACGTGACGCAGCCCGGGGAAGCGCCGATGGAGGCTATGGGGCAGAAGCACGCCGATGGTGGAACCCCCGTTTCCTTGGAGCAGGGGACGAAGGTTATTACCGACGACACAACCATAGAGCCGGACTTTGCCAAATACATCAGGGATACGTATGGTATTAAGGCTACGCCTAAGGATACGTACGCTACGTTAATGGACAGGTATAAGGCTAAGATCGGTCTTAAATCGGCTTACGATGATCAGAAAAAGGCGCTGGAGAAGCTGAAGAAAAACGATAAGATAGATGATGAGAATACGAAACGTTTAAACGCCTCTGTATTATCTAAGGCCATAAATGATAGTAACGATACGGTTAATGGCTTAGAAGGAAGATTTACGAACTTCGCTAATGTCATATACAAGGAGCAGGAAGACCGGAAGATGAAGAAGGATGAGGATACTTATTTTGCCAAGGGAGGCGAGATAGATAATATCATATCCAGATCCATGAAAGAATATGGCCTTACAGAAGATGATGTAGCCGAGGCTAAGAAAGAGCTGCTTAAGAAAGTAGCTGGTATTCGTCAGAAGATGGAGAAAGGTGGTAGCTCTTTATTCGATTATCTCCTTACTTTCCGCCCTGTAGAGAATAAGTACAACAATAAGGACAACACGTTCGGGTATCAACGTCAAGGTCAGGATGGTTCTTATGGCGGAATCAATACCGAGGAGAGGCTTAATTACTACAGGACGTTCATGCCATTGGCGTACAAAGCGTACATAGAGGCGGAGGAAGGATCGAAAGCCAAGGCCTTGCAGGATGCGATATACAGCAATACCGGTAGCTGGATGACTTTGGCCACGGCAGAGAACCCGATTATCGCCAACGCAGAGGCGCTCCGGGACTACACCACCCTTGTTTCCTTTGGTGGTGAGGATAGTCAAGGTAATTATCCAAAGAACAAGGATATGTCATACCATGATAGGATGAGGGACAATAAGTTTGGTCAGTACTCCTCATCTCGTCCTATGATGGCGTTAGATGTCGTGAACGAGGAGCAGCACAAGGCTCTTAGCGATGCTGGTATTACTCATTTTAGCCAACTGTTCTTGGATGATAACAAGGATACGGTGAATAAGATCCTTGGTGAGGATATGCTTAAGATGCAGGCATTAAGATCCATGAAAGGAATGGAAGGTCTTGATTTTATACTTGACCCTCATAAGGTGGCTCCCGGTCCTATGGATATAGGTGATGTGGAGGATCCTGATGTTAAGCTGGATATGCCTGAGCTGATTGATCCTAATACACTTCCTAAAACCAACACAAATGCCGGTAAGTCGAACGGCGGCAATGGAGGCAGGAATATAGTAGGTGGTGGTCTTGATTTTCCTGAGGTGTTCAGGATGACTCCGGGAGCCGTGACAACGGAAGGTCTGGAAAGGCATTACGCTCCTACCGTGGATCCGGTGTTGAGATCGGCTGATCAGTATATGGTTGAGACCAATCGTGCTTTCCAATCACAATTGGATCAGATGGGTAATGTCCCGGATTCCCAGAGAGGGGCTTTATCATCCAACTTACAGGCTATCATGAGTTCCAATATAGGTAGATACATTAATGAGGTAGAACAAGGGAACGTGGCTCAAAGGGCTTGGGCTGATAATGTAAACGCCCGTACTTGGGCTGATACGTATGATAAGAATATAGCCCAACGTCAAGCTTACCAGCAACGTATATTGCAGGGATTGGCTATAAATGACGAGAACTGGGCTAGGTATTTCGATAGCGTAAATGACGAGATCCAGCAGAAGTGGAATACGGCTACGACCATGAATACATTAAGGTCTATATTTGGGGATGTAAAGATTGGTCCCAATGGACAATTAATCGCTGATCCTCAAGGAGATATATTGAGTTATAGGAGATTATATCCTGCTCAGGAAGTAACTAAAGGCAAGAAAGGATAAAGGATGGCTTCACAATATAGTATATTAAGGAATTACGGCAAGTATGTATCGCCCTACAACATGGATGTCATGATGCAGGGGATGGGGTACATGCAGCAGAAGATAGATACCAATCGGCAGGCTATAAACGAGTATGCTGATTATATTATCAATTCTGACATTATAAAACCTCAGGATAGGGAATATCTTCAGAATAGGTTAAATGGGCTGATACAGGACGTGAATAACGTGTATCGTAAATCTAATTTGGCTTCCGACGGTATAGCCAGAAGCATACAGGCTCGTCTTGGAGAAGCTCTGGATACCCGTGTGTTGAATGCTATTGCCGGTACTAGGGAGATCCGGGCTTTTAGCGAGAAGATGGAGGATATGAAGCTGAACAATCCCAAGATGTATAGTCCTATAAACGAGGCTGAGGCTTTTGCGGATGCCGTGGCTTGGATGAATGACGGTCAGGTAGGGACACGTCTTAATCCTATACATTATACCCCTTATACGGATTACCACGCTGAGATTGATGAGAAGATGAAGAATTTCATCTCCCTTAACAAGGGGAAGAAAGTCAATGTACCGGTGACTGATGCCAATGGCAACAGGACGGGCGAGATGCGTGAGATGTATATAGATGAGATGAGTTACGCTCAGGTCAGGGATATAGCCATGGCTTCTATATCTGAGAACGGTAAGGCTCAGATGCAATTAGAGGGAAGATATATGGCTAGAACGAATCCTGACTTATTTAATGTTCAAAGCACCTCAGATTTCCTTAAAGGGTATATTGATGATTTCAGTGTCAAGGAAGAATCCATACGAGCCAAGCTAAAGGGCGTTGGCAATGACAAGGCCAAGAGGGCTAAGTTGGAGTCGGAGCTGGCGGATATTATCAAGCAGAGAAATGATTTCGTGGAGGAGGCCGAGGGCGTTATCGGTAGCAACTACAGCCCGGAGCGAGCCGGCATGTTCATGGTACGACAGCAGTTCCTTCGTGGCGTCGGGCTGAGATGGTCTTATAATAACTCATACGAGACGTTGGGTGTTGATGATTATTATTTCAAGGCTAATCAGCAGATGATGGAGAGAGCTAGGTTTAATGAGACGAAAAGGCATAATCTAGCCATGGAGAAAGCAGCGTTGATGAGAGCCAGCAAATCGGGCAAGTCGGAGAATGGAGGTGGCGGAGGTGATGACACGACCGGGCCTACCGTGGTTACCAAGAGCGCAAACCTTGACGATGTGAGCATAAGCGATGAGTTCATGAACGGGTTCATAGCCAATGAGAGGGCGGTGACTACTGGCATGGATAATTTTGTTAAGTCACTATCAGATGACGCTAGAAGGAAGATCGACGCATGGGCGTCTGATCCTGAGAATAGTAACGTGGTCAAGGATATGGATAACGATCAGGTTATCATGGCTTATTTCAAGGCCAATGGAGGGTCAAGAAACGAGCTGCTTGATTATAACGGTCAGGATAGTTATCTGAAACTTCTTGGATTAAATACCCAAAGAGGTAAGTATAATAAGATCAATGATGGATTCAATAAGGCGGAGAACGCTGTTTTGGATGGTATTGACGCTATAGTTGAGAAAGAGGCTAAATCCTTTAGTGGATCAGGCATAGATGTTAGTTACGGATTTGGAACATTTAATCTTGGAGATATCAACAGCAATGGCGATAAGGTTTTTGATATAGATGGGATAAATGACATAACATTAGATGATTGGGCTAAATTATCGGCATATAGCTCTATTCTTAGTAATAGTGTTAAAATGACCGATCTTATTCATGCAGCCACTCCTGGTGCCCATACCCCTATTGTTTTAGGGGATGTCAATTCTGGAGAGGCGGCTGTATTGGTGAATAGGATAAATGATTTGATGGGTACGTCATTAACGTTGGATGATATTAATTTATTATCTCTTATTCCTATGGGTGTTTCTGATGACGGTAATATGATAAAGGTGCTGACCGATGGGCTGTCTGATGGCAATAAAAGGAATGTGGCCGTGGCTAAGGCCATGTATGACGAAATGCAGAAAGAGCAATACGATGTGTTTAGGCATAAATGGAGTCGTGGCGATCTGGGAAGGTTGGCTGGTGACGCCAAGCGAGCCGGCGAGGATTACCTGAGGCAATATCGTCATGAGTACGCCGAGCGTGAGTATATCTTTTCCGGTGATTATCCGTCTAAAAGCCAAGCCGAGAAGGATTATATAAAGGTTAGTGACCTATTTACCCGTGGTGGCGGTTTTATTCCTAAGGATAAGGATAATGCCAATACGAAGATAACGTTTACCATATCCCCTATAGGTGATGGTAATTATCAGATCATTGGTAATAATGGAGGTGATGGCCGATCTGTTGTTGAGGTAAGCGAGGCTGATCTGGCCGCGAATAATCTTACCTTCTACAAAGAGGATGTAAGCATCCCGTCCGAGACCTATGATTCCGGTGTCGTACCCATATCTTTCGCCAGTTCAAGCAACAACGCTTATGGGAAGATGGCCAAGGCATTGCAGGTAGCTCCTGTGGCTTATGCCAGCGGAGCCAAGGATATGACAATGCCTTATATAGATATGTTCACGAATATAAATGACGGTAATATCAGGAAGAATCAGATGATGATTGCTACTGACGTATTGTTTGATAACGCTTCCATGTACGAGTTAAGGGCTTCCGGATATAAGTATAATAATGGTTCCTCCGGGATAAATGTTGATATATACAGCAAGGGAGGAGCAAGGGATGGCGGTACTCCATTATACTCAATTGATCTGGATGGCGTTAATTATGCTGATGAGGTAGCTAGAAAAATTGATTTCAGCCCTCAATATTATTTGGTCATGGCATGGCAACAGATACTTAGTAAGGAGAATGAGGTGTATTGGAGAAGTGAAGGTAGATCTACTACGGATGATTTCGAGAGCTTCGTATCACCTATAGCTAGTATGATTGATCAGGAGATAAGAAACAGGAATAACGGAAATAGTAGAAGGTGATTATATATAATTTTACACCAGTTTTATATAGTCATGATTAACAAACGATACCGGAGGTACGCCGGGAATTGAAGCACGTGGAGAGACCTCTTTAGAATCGGTTTCGTGTAAGCAGATTCAACAATGTCCCGATGAAGCGTGAAAATATGCTTTTGGTGTAGAAAAGTATATAAGTACCTAGTGGAAATAATGGAAACAGTTAAAACCGATAATAATGCTACTAATGGAAGGAATCTTGCCGACAAGTACGGATATCCTACCATGAGCGTGGATAATATAAAGGCTGTTGGGGCGGATTCCTATAACATGCTGGATCGTGACTTGCCTCCGGTATTGGATCCGTATTCCGCATCCGAGAGATCAAAGTCCCAGATACCGTCATTATCAGAGAGGATCAAGAATACGGTAAAGACTAATTATTATGATAACATGAAGCATATGTCCCCTTTGGGATATATGGCGTCTGATCAGAGCTATAAGGGTAGGTTTAATCTTACTGGACCGGAGATATCGTTAGAGGATTCAAGGTATCGATTAAGTAGTGGAACGTGGATACCCAAATACGAGTCCTATATACCCGGTGTAGATAATGATACACGTCTATCAAAAACCCAGAGTAGGACTGAGAAATGGATGAGGGGATTGGGTAAGCTTGCCGGAAAAACCGCTTTGTACGGATTAGGAGGCGTTATCCAGCCTTTTTATGGTATTTATGCCGGAGTATCCAAAGGTAATTTCAATGCTGTTTTTGATAATGATTTTACGAGATGGTTAGATGATCAGGATAAGAAGATGGATTATGGTCTAGCTCATTATTATAATCGAGAGGAGCGGGACATGAACTTTCTTCAAAGTATGACTACGGCTAACTTCTGGTCTAATGACTTTCTGTCGGGTCTGGCTTTTACCGCTGGCGCCATGTTATCATCCGCCGTATATTCCGGGGCCGGTCTGATGAACCTTGCTCGTACCGGAGCTAGGGCTGGGGTGGCTTTAGCTAGGATAGGCAAGGCCGCTTCGGACACCAAGAAAGCATTCGGCGCTTACCTTAGAGCCGCCCGTATCGGTCAGAGGGTAGGCAAGGGGCTGGATACCGCCCTATTCCTTGGCACGTCTACCTCATGGGAAGCTTCAGTGGAAGCCAGAAGTATGTTGATGGAGGCCGAGGAGAATTTCAGGCAATCTTATCGTAACGCTTACGGGAGGGAAGTCCCGTATGAGGAGCTTATGAGGTTCAGGGCTGACAATGCCAATGCCGCTAACGCCGTATTCGCCGCAAACGTCGGCATATTGTCATTATCCAACATAGCTATGTTTGGTGATATGTTTGGTATGGAGCTGGGTGTAGACAAGTTTATAAAACGCAATATATTTGGCGTAGGAGCCGAGAGAATGGACAACGGTGCACTAAGGGCTATAACACCAAAGAAATGGCAGAAAATAGCTGGTAATACGTTTAATATCATCAAGCGACCGGTATCTGAGGGTTTGTTCGAGGAAGGTCTTCAAGGTGTGTCCAGCAAGTCCGCGGAGGATTGGGTGGAATCAAGATACAATCCCATGGCTATTCGCCAGAATATAGGTTATATGGAAGCTATAAAGAACGGATTCAAGGAGACCTATGGATCTAATGAGGGCTGGAAGGAGATCGGCATCGGTATGATTATCGGATCGGTTGTGGGTGGAAGAAGCCTTGGGGGTATAAAGGAATGGAGCCAAGACATGTCCCGTAACAAGGGGATGGTGGAGGCCTACAACGCTAATGCCGGCGTCTTGACCTCGGCGGCTATCCAAGCTATTCGTGGCAGCATGGCTCTGAACGCTCAATTATCAGGCTTGAAAACGGATAATAACGCCGACGATATACCTAATTCTAGAATCGTAGATAAGACTTTTAGTGACGCTGTATTCAATCGTCTTCGCTATGATCAGGAAATGGGGATGTTAGATGATACCAAGGAGAATTTCAAGACAGTCATCGAGTCTATACCTAATAGTGATATAGCCTCTGATATGAATATGACAGATGAGCAGGTAAATGAGTATAAGTCCAACCTTGTTGGCGAGTTCAATAAGAAGGTTGATAATTTTACTATGGCTAGTAGATTTGCCGACTCCCTTACTGAGGGTATCCCGAATAGGTCTTTTAACGCATATATCTCCAATATGGCTTATAATGGCCTTGAGGCGAAGGATAATTTGGATGATATCGCTAATCAGTTAGGAAGGATATACAATACGGATATAGGCCCCGCTTTAGATATATATTCTCGTCTTAATCCTGATTCGAGTAGGGATCTTGAGAAACTTAGGAAGCTTACAGATGATATACAGAAGATGGAGAAGAATGTTTTGAAGCTTCAGCAGGGTATCACGTCTAAAGAAGCTCTTGAGTCTGATAAGGTCAAGTTAGTCAAGGAGAATGATAGACTTCTTAAATTGACGGAGGATAGGATTGCTTTGGAGAGGAGATTAGCTACGTTAGTTAACTCAGAGACAGATATATCTAAGCTGTTATTAAACAGGAATGAATCAAGGATCAGTGCCGCCGACCTTATGGCAGCTTATGAGACTATAGTTGGTTTTGAGAATGCTGTATCTATCCGTGGGGTTGATAATTATAAAGAGGCTATGGCGTTACTTAGCGAGTATCGTCATAATCTTGTGGCTTATAAGAATATAAATGAGTCTCTTCGCCGTATGCGTGATAGGAGATTCATACGGTCGCAGGAACGTGGGTTCATGAAGGTTTTGTCAAACATATGGGGAAAGACTTATGAGGAGGATAATAGTAGATATGATTTCAGGAATACCGATGATCCTGATGCTAATTCCCTTTATGCCAATGATCAGGCCATAGATAAGGCTTATCAAGATGGTCTTATAGGAGAGGACGAGGCATTTATGTTCAAGACCTATAATCATATGATCGCCAGATCTATGGAGAATGATATCAAGGCTGATGAGGGCGGTATCGTTGAGAATGTGCCTGATAATGAGGATATAATAAATCCTTCTGATGATAGAATCAATAATATAGCTATAAAGATATGGAACGGTAATGAGGATATCTTATCTCCTAGGGAGAGGCAGATATATGATAATAACAAGGATCGTATCAATGATCTTGTAAATGGGTTTGGCGATAATCCTATAGCTAGGCTTAATAAGATTAGGTCAATGATAGATAGGTTAAATACCAACGATAACGTCTTAAATAACATCAGGGATACTATTGATGATATCATAGATATGAACATTAATGGTCTTGATCAGGATCAGGTTAAGGGGGCTATACAGACTTACAATGATCTTATGAATGATATTGACAACGGGAATGAGGTTGATCAGGATAAACTTAATGAGGCTATTGATATTATCAATAACTATTCTGATGATCCTCTTCTTCAATTCGTGGAATGGATGAGGTTGTATAATAACGGAAGTATAGCTGTCAAGGATTACGATAAATCCATACCTATGGGTGATGTCCTCACGGAGAGCGAACCCGGGACATCCACCGGCAGGACGGAAGTTAACGCCGCCCAGAACCCTGTGGTGTTGATGGCTCAGAAGAGGGAGATCGGTGGGGTCATGTATTATGAGGTTGGCGGAATGAGACTTGACAGGTTTATGGACGGTCTTGGGCTTAAAAGGTCTGATGCCACTGATACTGATAATGGAAGGGTGATGGATTTCACCAACGGAACCGACATATTTACTGTTATAGAGTCGAATAACCACTCAAGATGGATGATAAGCGAGGATGACGCTCAGGCTTTCGAGAACGCTACCGGTGTCATACTGGGGCGGCAGACCGCCTTATCGACCTCCAACTGGTTCATGGTGTATCGCAAGGGGCAGGATGGGTCTATTGTTCCTTATTATACGGGTGATACGTTTGGATCTAACAACGAGTCGGTGAATCAGGAAGCAACGGCCAGCCTTCGCAAGGGTGATATGGTAAGGTTTGTGATGGATATGTCAGATCCGTATACCAAGGAATTGTATGATAAATACAATAGCCTTTATGCCGTTGATCCTAATTCCGATGAGACTAATTCTGCCCGTAGTGATTTGGTTAATAATATGGTTATTAAGATCGTGGATGGTGACGGTAATTTTGTCTCGGTGCTAAAAGCCAATGATCCAGACTCAAAAGGGAGTAACGCTGATTTAAGGAGTATGGCCTTTGAGTTGTATAGGGATAATGTGGGATCTGTCGCTGGCGAGATTGATATACCGTTCGTAGGCGCAGTCACCAGTGTTTTGCCGGGAAGACCTAATTTTAGCATAAGTGATGATAATGGTACGTTGATGGTATCCGAAAATGACTTTACCAACGAGACGGTTGGCAAGGTAGAGAGCGTAGGATATATAGAGAATGGGGAGGTTACGATGAGGGATGATATTAAGTATAATATATTTCCGTTCTGTACGGCTATCGTCAGGGACAAGTATGGTGATTATAAAAATTCACGTATCCCGGTCGTAGCTATAAAGACAGGAAATGGAAGAAATTACCTGTACCCCGTAAGATTGAAAAATCAGGATATATCATCATTCTCATCTATGATCGGATCGATGGCTGACAGAATTATAGAGGGTCTAGGTGGTGGAGTAAGTATTGATGATATAATGGATCTTAACAACGCTATAGCCAGATCCGGGTTGGATAACAAGACATATATGATTCCGTTGGCGGGAGACGTGGATGTTATCAAGGGACGGTTAAAGGCTGTCAAGGAAGCCGCTAGTAAGATGCCTATGACCGCTGATGTAAGAGGATGGATAGGCGATTCTAGGACCAAGGAGGATATTTTGATGAATGACGTTACGATCAACATCGATCTTAATAACGATCCTTTCATAGCTCCTAAGTTTAGGATGAGTATTAGGAGGGATGAGACGTTCTTCGAGGATACGGAGACACCGTTCGTCAACCCGCCCGGTTCCCAATCGGAGTTCGCCTCGCCCACGAAGGCGGCCGAGGACAAGTCTTTGGCTTCCGAAGGTAATATAGTATCGGGAGAAAAAGAAGCCGATGATCCTTGCTAAATAAATTATCTTGATTTATCTTCGCGGTGTCAGTCCATCACCTGACGAGTAAGATATTTAAAAGTTGGTCCCTGTCGGGTGTGTGATGGCCCCGGTGGGGACTCTTTATATTATGCAGTTAGATAGTTTTTTACACCGTAAAATTATGCAAGACCTACGCATCCAGCGAGTGAAGGTCTTGATGATGTTATACACCAGTCATTATTTTGTCAATAACAGACAAAGGCAGTTGCTTGACCATACATACGCTTTAAGCAGAAGTCAGGCTTTCGATTATATGACGGAGTTCAATAAAAGACTTAGTGATAAGATAGGTATAGAATGTACGATGGATATTCTTCTACCTACCGATGATGATAATGCTAATATCATAATCGAGTACAATGGCATCATTAAGAAGTTGATGAGGGAAGCCGAGAAGCTGGAACTTGACACTGACGCTATTAAGACCATGATGCGCGATCTACTTAATGAGTTGAAAGATGATGTTGATCTTAATATCTTGATATTTGACGTAACCCAGTTACTTATAAAATACAATCTATTTAGGTTGGATGCCATAACCGAGCAGGAGTTCAAGGACTCTTTCGTCAGGATGGATAGTAGGAATATGGAGATAAAGAAATTAACTTTATCTGATATCAAGAAGGTGGTGATGATGATGGAGGATAGGTATGATTACGCTTTATATATGACAGAGGAATACGATTGATTACAATTTTTGTAAAAATATCTCCTGTTTGTTTGTAGTTTAAAAATAAGGTTCTATATTTGCGGTGTCCATCCGTTATTGGGCCATAAGAAGATATTAACTCGCCTAGGCGTAGGCGATAGATGAGGGCTATTGGTGGAATAACGGACGCCAATGGCTCTCGTTGTTTTATATTATGGATGATAATTTAAAATTATTTGAGAATCCTGATTTTGGGGATGTAAGAGTATTATTAGACGAGAAAAACAATCCATGGTTTGTTGGTAATGACATAGCCAGATGTCTTGGTTATGAAAACTTAGGGAACGCTGTAAAAAGGTTTGTTGATGATGAGGATTCTATCATTCTTACAAGTGATTGTAAATCAATGGGGTTTAAAATAAACCCCCTTATAAATCAGGCTGTTAGGGAGATAAAATTAATCAATGAATCAGGGATGTATTCTTTGATTATGTCATCTAAGATGGAATCTGCCAAGAAATTCAAAAGATGGGTAACATCGGAGGTTCTTCCTTCTATTAGAAAAACAGGCTCCTATTCTATGCCATCAAAGAATGAACTTCCATCTGATTATATAGAGGCATTAGAGGCTTTGCTTAAATCGGAAAAGGAGAAGCGTGCGTTAGCTGAGGCGAAGAAAGCGGCAGAGGAAGCCAAAAGGATATCTGATAATATTATCAAAGAACAGGCTCCTATGGTTGATTTTGCTAAGACAGCCGAAATAGCCCAAGAGACAGATATGTTGATCAGAGAGGTTCGGGAAAAGCTAGAGGCTCATGGATATGATATAGCGGAGAAGAATCTTCGAATATTGCTTGAGGATAAGAAGTTCTTCGCTAAGACCGGTAAGAGGTGGTTGCTTTCCCAAAGGATGATAGACAGCGGTTATGCTCGTTATAGATATCGTAATGATGACGAGTTCTACGGCACTAATACTGTCTATGTGACTCCTAAGGGATTTCAGTGGATTGTGTCTAAGATATCTAAAGAATGGATGCCTAGGTTCTTGGAATTGAAAGGCAGGGTTCTGAGTAGATCAGATAAAGATATTTTCGCTAAACGATAAACTCCATTTTTTTATAATTTAGGATTGAGTTTTTGCCTGTTCGTGAGGATCGGCAAAAAGATTTGTACTTTTTCAGAGTAAACATAAGGTTTGTTATTATGTTGTTATTTAGTATCCCGTCCGCTCGTGAGAGTAGGCGGGATTTTGTTTATCTTTGTAACAAAACGATTTAGCAATGGGAAGATCTTGTTATGTTATAAAAAATAAGGAGGGTGGGGTAGATAATGTCCTTGCCCCTAACAACCAACCATCCGGATTATACCAAAGAGCGATGGAGGTGCTTGGCGACCAGAAGCAGGCCTTATCGGTCTGGGGTACGGCCTACTCCCCCGACTTCGTGTCTTTCTTTGGCGATTGGATGTCCATGCCATCAGAATACGACTTAGATAGCAATGGGGAGCCTAGGTATGATGATGTCATGTCCTTTATCAAACGAAAGAACTATGTAGCCGGTAATTTTATGGCTGATGAGGTTAAGGACATCAATAATACCCTTACTTCCTTGGGCGTTGATAATATCAATGATCTTAATGATATGATCGTATCCAACTTCCTTTCCGGCGGTGATATATTCATCAACAGATATAATCTTGAACGATCTGGGATGTATGGCGCTGATGAGATTGATAATATCATGACTAACCGATCGGAGTATGAGCGGGTAAGGGATATGATGAGGAGGATTGTTGATTTTATGTCTGAGGGGGATCTCAATGAGAAGGATACATATTTCTTGTCCTCCGAATCAGGTCTTGGTGATGATTATATGATATATGAGGATGCGTATGATTCATTGGGAAAGAGAAGGGTCTTGAATCCAATGGAGGTAAGGGATACGATCATGAGGGCGGTAGGCGGTATCAGCGACCGCCGGGAGTTCGATCAGGCTTTCGCCTCCATCCCCTACCCTTCCTTGGCGCTCCGGTATCAGGAGGATCAGGATTACGCAGATCGGATGTATGACACGTATCGTAATATGACCCGTATGGAGGTTCGGAGTCAGGACGGAAATACGATTACCGACTCGTACTTCAATAGCACCATACCGTATATCAGTATGCCTAAGGATATGAAGGGTCTAAGGGATAAGGTTGGGGAGATAATCGATATGGATGATTTTAAGGACATCAAGGACGTTGCCGGACGTCTGCATGACATAGCCATGGATCTTGCCGACATGGGCGTGGATATAAGCGAGGCGATCAGTGATGAGATGGTTATATCCAGACCTGAGGATATCCGTGATCTTATGGCGTCGCTGGACGTCATGTTGTCTTCCATACAGGCCGGCAATTCGGTATACGATAGCTTTATCTCCGATCTTGATAGGATAACAGGGAAAGGGAATCCGATATACGAGGTTCAGGATACTTATTCTACTGGGGATAGGATGGTGTATGTAAGGTCCGGGAAAACATCTCCTTCCGATATGTATGACAGGAACATGTTGTATATGGGTAGGAATATGTACCATAACACGGCCCCGATAACCGACACCGATCAGGCCTATGAGATGTTGGTCAATATCGGGATAGAGCGGCCCTCGTACTTGCCGGCTGGCGTGGTCCCCGCCGGGGCTTCCCGTTCCGATATTGGCGTGGTCAAGGATAACATAAAGAAGCTAGTTATGTCCAACATCTCATCCTCGAATACAGAGAACATGATACTTACCAGATTGATATACCAGCATCCCGTAACCCCTAAGATGGATGATGTCGATATTGATCGGGAGTTCAGGAGATACGAGGCTAGGCAGGGAAAGGATCGGGATTTTATCAAATCCTGTACATCGTTGAGGAAGATCCAGATCAAGGAAAGGTTAAAAAAATCGGATTTATATAATAATGTCTTACGTTTCCTTGATTTTAATGGATTTTATAACGTATCTTTGAACCACCATGACAGAGGTACGTTAAAAAGCATGGAGATGTCGTTGCCGGAAGGTCAGGTAAGGGATCTTCTGTTTGACGTGGCTATCGAGTCCGGTGACAGTAGCATGAGAAACCTTTTCTATCTGGATAGACAGGATAGGATGATGGATGTCGGTTTTTATCGATATCTATACCAAAGGAATCCGGGCCTGCTCCGGGAGGTCAACGGCGGTGTCGAGGCGAGACCGGACGGTTCGTTCTTGGCTCGTGGGAGGTATGATGATTTCGTGTCATTCCAATCCGGCTTATATGAGAAGATAGGTGAGACGGTTGATGGTGCGATATACAGGTTCGTTGATGATCTTATATACTCCGATCCATCATCATATCAAGAAAACATGGTACGAAGGATGGGTGACGTTACGGTAAGGAGTGACGATAACCGCCTGTCAAGGATAGAGGATAATCCCTCATCCAGTAAGATAGTTAATGAATACACTGCTAATACAAATAAGTTGATGCGAGATTTTTCGTGTAGTTAATCTCTCTTTGACGTCGTGAGACGTTTTCTTTCGAGCATTGAAACATTGAATTTATAGATTTGCATGAATCCGGGCCGTAGTGATACGTTCCGGATTTTTTGTCTTGTACCGGTTCTTATTAATACCAATTGCATGACATGACGTGCTTTGATGATGACATATATCACGATCCTAGGATTATTAATTTTTGAACTTTGTAACGCCCGCCATCAGGTGGGTTTATTATTAATTCAAAAATAAATAGACATGGGTACAAGTGGAGACAAAATCGTGCTGTTAGACGGCATGGGTTCCGGGAGCGGTAGCGCCGCTAACGGTTTATTATCTATGATTCCGGGTATGTTTACCAGCCTTTTGGGTGGTAATAAGATGGATCCGAATCTAGTCGCGGCGTTGATGAACGGCCGTAATAACCAAGACCAGTTCGGAGGAGCCAACGGCTGGTGGTTATGGATCATCGTCCTGTTCTGGTTGTGGGGCGGACGTGGCTTCGGAAATGGCTTTGGCAATGGCAATGAATGTTGCGCTAACGGTCTTCCGGCTCAATTGAACAACGACTATGGCCGTGAGTTACTGATGCAGGCTATCCAAGGCAACAGAAGCGCTATTGATCAGATCTCTAACGCCCTTAACTGTTCTACCTCTCAATTACAAAACGCTATCTGTAACGTACAAGGCGCTATTGATAAGGTAGCCGGTCAGGTAGGTATGACTTCTCAGGCCGTTATCAACGCTGTACAGCAACAAGGATGTGAGATCGGTAATCAAATCAGCTCTTGCTGCTGCAACTTACAAAGCGCTATGGCTAGTGGATTCAATAACATCCAACATTCGTTAGACACCGTAGGATGTAATATCCAGAACGCTATAACTCGCCAGGGATATGAGAATCAGTTGGCTATTACCGGTCAGACGAACGTATTGCAGAACAACTTGACTAACGGCTTCAATAACGTTATTCAATCCAACCAAGCCCAGACTCAGGCGTTGGCCGCTAAGATAGATCTTCAAACGCAGATTATCAATGACAAGTTCTGTCAGCTTGAGATGCGTGAGATGCAGAATACTATCCAACAGCTTCGTGAGGAGAAACAGGCTTTGGCTACTTCCGCCATCACCCAACAACAGACACAGAACATCGTTAGCCAGTTAGCTCCAAAGGCTCCGGTTCCAGCCTACGTTGTACAGAACCCGGGTTGCTGCTATACTCCTACCGTAAGGGTAGCTAACGAATGTGGATGCGCTTGCGGCACTACTAACGCCGTATTATAAGAAAGGGGGACAATATGGCTGATTTCAGAGGATATATGATCGGTTCATTCGCCTCTCCCCGTCTCGACAGGGGAGGCATCCCGGTAGTAGCCACTACTGGAAAGGTATCTGACGCTTCTGCGGCCGAACCTACGGTTGATTTCGGTATCAACCCCTGTCAGTGGAACTCACTACCTCCAGAGGGGATATTGTTATGGAAAGTCCGTCATCCGGTAACGGAGACCGAGGCTGATTATCTGGCCACGATCGTCCTTCCGTCCGGATTATCTACCACCACTCCTGTTACGGTATCCAACGCCGGGGTTATCGTCAACAAGACACCTATAGTGGATAAGGTTGGGGCACATATGACAGGGCAGGATATTACGACTCCCGTGGCTTCTGGTGATCCTATAGTAGGGGCTTACACCGAGCATCTCGTGTATTACAACAAATGCACCGGCGTGTTCAGGATGTTAGGTCATACGGCTACGGCCCCTAGCGCGTGAATTTACTAAGAAAGAACAGGGAGGGTAACCTCCCTCCCATTAAAAAAGATCGTTATTATGTTTAAGGATTTAAAGAAAGGATATCAGGTTTATACGTTGGATACCTCAGGGGTTCCTAAATTCTTTATGGGTACGGTGGTTAACGTCTCGGAGCCTAGGTTCGCCCAGTCCCAGTTAGGTCAGTATCAGCAGTTGCAAGATCGGGTCATGGATCTTACTATAGAGGTGGACGGGAAGTCCATGACATACGTAGTTCCAGAGAATCAGAACGTGGCTATGGCCAACGGCATTACGCTAGCCTGCTCCGTGGATCCGATAATGAACCACCTGAACGCCATGAAACGAACCAGTACGGATATCGTGAATAGCGTGGATAAGAATAAGGAGATCATAGAGGCATGCGACAGTATCTTGGAGGATATCAATCCTACTTTTAAGCAGACTAAGGATCAAGACCGAAAGATTAAGAATCTTGAGGAGAAGGTCGATAGGATGGGGTCTTCTTTCGATGAGTTAAAAGAGTTGTTAATTAAAAAATTAGGTTAAGATGAGAGTTATAGATTTAGGCAACGGCCAAGAGGAATATGATGATGAGATCTATGATCGAAGAGGGGGTAGAGGACGCTCCCGTCGTTCTGACGGCACGTACATGGGTTATGATGGCGGGGTATATGACCATTATGGCAAGGATCGTGACGGGATGATGGAGGAGCTGGAGCGTCGTGAGCGTGATCTCGAAAGACGCGAGAGGGAACTGGAGCGTAACGAGCGGGAGCTTGAGAAACGTCAAAGACATCATGAGCGGGAGGATGAGATGTACCGTAAGGGATGGTTTGGCGAGCGTGACATCCGTGACGAGTACGATGGTACGGAACCTTATATGCGTAGAGGTAGGAGAAGTCGTTACTACTGAGGAGCAGACGCTGATGACCCGGATTATAAGCGGTATATAGACACCCATGGATATCACTTTTCCAAGGAGTTGGCTAGGGATGCCGCCGATAAGATGCTTAACGCCGACGGATCCAAGAGAAGATGGACGATGGAGGATGCTAAGCAGATGTTCGATAAATGCGGGGCCAAGAAACCTGATAACGCCACTTGGGGAGATGTCCAATATCTGTTCGCTATGTTCTATAGCGACTACTTTCCTAAGGTATTGGACTGCGACCAGAAAATAGTCAAGGCTGTCTTGGCTTATCTGGAAGACCCTGACGCCCCTGAAGGGACGGCGTTCGTAAGGTATCTGGCGGTGCGGTGCTTCGTCGGTGACACAATCAAATGGAGTGAGATGATATGATTTGATACAACGTTGGAAGAACCCCGTCGGCAATAGAATACCGATAGGGTTTCTTTTTGATCGTAGCCTTATTATGATTACATTTGTTCGAGGTAGATCTTTTGTTCATAGGAAGGGTGGGCGGGAATGAAAAAAGGTATCCTCACGGACACCCTTCCCCTTTGGTTGAAAATTACTTACCCTTTTCTGTCTCTAGATCTGGGATGAATTTAATGATAATTGTATTGCGAATAAAATAAATATATTACATTTGTAACAAATAGAATAAAATGATTACATACAAATACAATATATACAAATCAAAGAATACTAAGTATATAGATAGTATGCTTAGGGAATGTTGTTTTGTATGGAATCATGCTTTGTCGCTTCAGAAGAGATACTATAAATTATTTGGGAAGTATATTTCTTATAACAGAATGTCTTCTCATTTCACCAAGAGAATCAAAAGGAACATGCTCCATTCCCAGACAAGGCAGGAAATCTTGCAGCGTCTTGATTCTGCTTATGGTAGGTTTTTTAAAAGATTAGCGAAGAGACCTCCTAAGTTTAAGAAACATAGTCAATTTAATTCTTTTGTTTTCAAACAAGGAGGGTTTATTTTGAATGGGAATGTATTGACCATAAACAAAATAAAGAAACGTTTTAAATTTTCCTATAGTAGACCTTATGAAGGTAAGGTAAAAATGATCAGGATAAATAGGGATACTTGTAATCGTTATTCTATTACAATAACTACAGATAAGGAAATAGATACAATCGGAAAGACACATGATGGTGCATCCGTTGGCATTGATTTTGGATTAAAAACTTATCTTACGTTAAGTGATGGAATCGAATACAAGTCCCCTCTTTTCTTCGATAAATATATCAATGAGATAAGGAAAAGAAGCAGGAGATTATCTAAAGCCAAGATAGGTTCGAATAACCGTAAAAGAAGAAAATTCGAACTCAATCAGATTTATAGAAGAATCTCTAATCTTAGAAACGATTATCAATGGAAACTATGTCATGATCTTTGTAAGGAATATGATTACATTTTTCTTGAGACCCTAAACATAGAACCCATGAAACGTATCTGGGGTAAAAAGATTTCCGATTTATCTCATTCAAGTTTTGTAGATAAGCTGGAATATATCTCCAAAAAGTATGGCGTTATCATACACCATATTGATAAATGGTATCCCAGTTCCAAGACATGCAAATGTGGGTATGTCAATAAATCATTGTCGCTAAAAGAACGTACTTGGGCTTGTCCTGTATGTGGAGTTATGAATGACAGGGATTTGTTGGCTTCCCAGAATATACTTCGGAAGGGCATTTCCGAATTAGAGAGTCAGGGTAAATCTCTCAAAGAATTGGGAGTTCTTGACGTTTGTATCTAAGAATCTCATTTCTTTAGGAGTGGGAGTATGTCAAGAGTTACTATTCTTTCGCAAATATAATTATTAAATCGCAAACAGCAATGGGTAAGGGGTATTACTGGATAGAGCCTGTGGATCGGACGTTAAATGATTTCCAGTTTTATAAAGCACATATCGTGGGTGATCCTGAATATGACGAGAAGCATCATCGTGTTATATTAAGGACGGATAAGTACTTCCCTGTAGGGAGTATCTTCCATGTCTTGAAAGACTCGGAGATGTTCGTTATAGAGAGGAAATTCAAGACATGGGGGAATAAGTATGTCATTAAGCCTTGCGAGGGTGAATGGGAATGGGAGTCTGTCCAGAAACTTAAAGACAAGGCTATTATATTCCGTACCGGATTCCTGCATGGGGACGGTAGCTTCTAACACCTACCCGCATCTACCCCCCCCTCGATTTCTTGGTGTTTATGCATATGGCTATATTTGAGCAAAAAATAATTATGATATGGCAGATTTTCAAGGTAAATACAATGGCGAGCAGATAGAGCAGCTTTTGGATAAGGCTAATGATATTGATCTTTCCAAATACGCTCTTAAGACGGATAATGCCCCTACCGCCACAAAATTACAGGCAGCTAGGACTATAGCGCTGTCCGGGGCTGTTACCGGTAGTGTCTCATCGGACTTCGGGAGTAATATCACTATCTCCACGACATTGGCGAACTTCGACGCCTCTAAGATCACGTCCGGTACCATTGATATAGACAGGTTGCCTAAAGCAGCCTTAGAGAGAATGGTCGTGGTTGCTGATGATACGGCAAGGTTTAAACTTACTACAGCCACGGCTCAGGTCGGGGACACGGTTAAGGTAACGGCCACGAATAAGATGTATCTGGTCAAGGATGATAGTAAGTTGAATACCGAGGATGGTTACGAGCCTTATACGGCAAGTTCGGCGTCATCTGTGCCATGGTCTGGAGTGACCGGCAAACCTAGCACCTTCGCTCCACCTACGGCGGCGGCCTCCACCTTAGGTGGCGTAAAGGTAGGATACACGACTTCTGGCAAGAACTATAAGTTACAGGTTGACGCTTCTGGTAACGCTTTTGTTAATGTTCCATGGACAGATAATAATACGACCTATAATCAGGCCACGGCTGACACTTTAGGATTGGTTAAGATCGGTTATACCTCTAGTGGGAAGAACTATGCCGTATCCTTGGATGCTAATGGTAAGATGTATGTGAATGTCCCTTGGACTGACAATAACACGACTTACACCCAAGCCACGAGCGATAATCTGGGTCTTGTTAAGATCGGATACTCTGCCAATGGCAAGAACTATCCCGTTGTTCTTGACGGTAGCGGCAAGATGTACGTGAACGTTCCGTGGACGGACACCAACACCACATATTCCAATATGGGGGCGGCGACCTCCTCGGCTGCGGGAAAGGCCGGTTTGGTTCCCGCTCCTGCCGCTGGAGCGCAAGGTAAGTATCTTCGTGGCGATGGAACGTGGCAGACACCTCCAAACGCCACATATAATAACATGGGTGGAGCTACGTCATCGGCGGCAGGAACATCCGGATTAGTTCCCGCTCCAGCTGCGGGTAAACAAGCCTCTTTTTTACGTGGTGATGGCACGTGGGTTGTCCCTACTAATACCACATACGCCAAGGCCAATACATCGACCCTTGGGCTGGTAATGATCGGATATGCGGAGAATGGCAAGAATTATCCGGTAGAGCTGGATAGTAGCGGAAAGATGTATGTTAATGTGCCTTGGACAGACACTAATACGACGTATGGTGTTGTAGGAGCTAACGGGTCTACAGGTCTGGTAAAGAACGGGAGTACGGTAACCAGCGCTTCTGGCTATACCGCCTGTCCTATTGTCAGTGGTGTCCCTTATTATAAAGACACTAATACCACTTACGCCAATATGAAGGCAGCTACGGCTTCAGCGGCTGGTGCTGCGGGATTGGTACCGGCCCCAGCCGCTGGCAAGCAGGCATCTTTTCTTCGTGGTGACGGGACATGGGTCGTACCTACTAATACCACATACGGATTGGCCTCTACTACAGCTAACGGCTTGTTGAGACAGCTTAATGGNAGNACNTCNANTTTCATGCGTGGAGATGGCACTTGGGCTACACCTCCTAACACGACATATGCCGTGGCCAANGANTCNACTAANGGNTTGATGGCGGCCGCCGATAAGAAGACCATGAACAGGCTTATAGGGGNTAATANGGNCACGACATTAGCCAACCTTCCTATCACCAAGAGAAGCATCACGGCCACGCTATCAGCGGCTACCACCCTATCCGTGGCGTCAGGTATGCAGATAGGAGAGGAGCTGATGATCAGGTGTGTCCCGTCTGCTGTCTTTACTCAAGCCATACCAAATTCAGGAGCTTATGTAAGCATGAGTGGTACTTCTATAACCACTACAGCTAACAAGCCTTTCGAGATAAATATCTGGTGTTACGCTTCAGGCAAGTATAGCATCGCCGTTAAAGAACAAGATTAAAGAATAGATTATGGCATATACATATATAAACAGGGAAATATATCCCAATATGTTGGTTTTAGACGAACCTCTTGATGATAATTACGCTAAGGGTAATAGCTATGATGATTATATTAATGGCAATCCGATTCCATGGATAGAGCTGGGAGAGGAGCAATTGGCGTTCAAGGAAGCTAATCCTAAAGCCACGGTTAAGGAGATCATTGAAGCTAGGCTAGATGAGTCGAGGATTCTTAACGAGGAGAAATCGGCTAAATATGAGGAGCTGAGATCTTATGAGACTGAAAATCTCCATGAGTTTTTCTTGGATGATCAAGATATTTATATTCCTGAATATGACAGACGTAACGCTTTGGCTGATGGGGCTATAGTCGGTAAGATAACGATTATGGGCCTGGAGTTCGATATGACGGAAGGCAAGATCTTGATCGGGATGATGGATAAGTACGATAACGATCTGACAACGGCGTTAGGGGACAAGCAAAAGCAGATCAGTATAGCCACTACCGTAGAACAGGTGAGAGCTGTCGATGTTCAGTCCGGCTATCCTGATAAGGTAAGTGTTACCACGGCGTACATCCAGCAACAGGCGAAGGAGAAGGATGCTCTCGATCCTCAAAAAGTAGCTGTCGAGTTTTCTAGGATGTTGGTTAATGACAAATCTTTATCCTTATCATCCAACGAGAAATTGGATGTTAAGGTCCTATTTCCTATATGGGGACAAGAAGGAGCGGAGTTCGGGCTATCCGTGGATACCGGATTTTGTCTTAGGGTAGTTAAGGAGGATACGGATATCCTTTACGAGGTTATCCAGCCTCATACGTTATCGTCAGAATGGGAGCCTGGACTCAGTACGGCCTCCTTATATAAGGTTGTTGACAAGGAGCATGTCGGGACTATAGGTGATCCTATCCCTTATTTCCCTCCTATGGAGATATTTAAGGATAAATATTACATTCAGAACGCTGACGTGTATAAATGCACAAGGGATAGTGGGACCCCTCTTAGTCATAATCTAAAGGACTTAGTAGGGTTGTATGTTGAGGTTGTGCAGGGCTAGTCGTATCTACCCCCCCCCGTATTTGGCGCGTAATTAGGTATAGGTTATTTTTGGCATAACAAAAAGACATTTTTAAAATCATTTGAATATGGCATCACAAAAATTTGGTTTCGTAACCGTCGACCCGGTATCAGGATCAGGAGATCAGGCGGTTAATTTCTCCGGTGAGAAACACACCGGTCGTCTTCAACGCACTATCAACCTTACGGTCACCACGAACGGCGGGGCTAAGAAGGCGTTGGTAGTTAATCAGGCAGCGGCTGCTGAGGTGGTAAGATCAGACAGCCCTAACGCTTCCGTACAAAAGACAGGTGGTAATGTTACCATCACCGGTAAGTCTAACAGTACTAAGCTTACGTTCGCGGTCACGCCGGCTGAGGAGAACGGGCTTACGTTACAGCTCCCGGCTGACTACACGGCGGCTGGAAAGACTACGGCTAACGGAGCGATTATCGCCGACGATCCCGGAGCCGCTGGCGAGTTCGTTTGGAGCATCACGATCTCGGACGTACCGGCCAACGTCACGATCGAGGAACTGACAGCTACATTGAAGGTAACTGCCGCTGGTGGCCAGACAGCCAACGTGATGGTAACGCAAGCCGCTGGAGACTCTACTATCGAGCTTGACAAGGAGACTATTAACTTGGATGTAAATGGTACTCAACAGACGGTTAACGTAACATCTAATGACAGCTGGACTTGGGCGCAAGCAGCGACTAGGACCGTATTGAGAATGATGGGACGATAATCAGTTTCTTTTCGCTTACTCAGACCCCGATCGACTTAAGCCGGTTGGGGTTCTCTTGTTTTATTATCTTTGTGAGTAGAAGATAACTAAAGGATATAATTATGAGTGATTTGAATGTTAATTGGAAGGACGGGGTAGGCGAGGTAACGGACCAGCCTCTGACCGTCAGTCCGGGGTCCGGGACCGGAAGCGCCCCCGTTTCCTTTGGCTCGGTGATGAACAACGGTCTTGATCGGACTCTTGAGCTGGAGATAACAACTCCAAAAGGTGTTAAGAAGACGCTCACGGTGAATCAGGAGGGATGCCGGCAGGCTTATATCACAAGCGACGGCAAACGATGGCTGACTAGCGACAATCGGGTGTATGGGGTTTTGAAAAGCGATGCTCCGTGCGAATGCATAGGTGATTGTCCTTGATATTTTGTTTTTACGAATTTTGTAATTACATTTGTGGCGCATGTCCATCACCATGCTTTTCGTCGCTAATTTATTATAAGGGATACCGGTCTGTGATGGGATCGGCATCCCTCTGTTTTTTAATATGGAGAAGATAAATGTTTTCGATGTTCAGGTTCCTGATGGGAGACAAATCCGTTGTATGTCGTATAATAAGGTTACTTATTTTGATCTTGACGATATATGTAAGTTATGTTTTGACTCATACGATCTACATGATGTGGCTGACACTAAGGTTATGAGCGAATTCCTACACCGTGAGGGTGTTCGTTATTGGACTACGATAGATGGCGTAAGGCAGTTGTATCGTAGGATTGAGTGTAAGATGTGTTTTGAGGTTATAGAAAAATTAAAGAAATTATGAGAGAGATGGAGTTTGATTTCGTGATATATCCGTTGAAGTTGATTATCACGGTTGGGTTGGATTATAAGACATTGTGTGATCGTTTCGAGAATATGGAACCTGAGCATAATGGGGAATGGGGAAATAAGGAGGATATGGACAAGGAAGCGTCTTTTGTGAATTTGGTAAAGGATAGGGATGATGATGGTCGATTCGCTATACTTTGGAACTTTTCGAGCGATGATGATATAACGATAAAAAATCCCTGCCATGAGTCATTTCATGTAGCCATGAGTGTATGTCAGTTTTGTAATATGTCGCTTGGATTTAAGGTTGGAGAGGATGAGCACGCAGCGTATATAGCTGGTTTCGCTGGTGGTTGTGCTTATGATTTTCTCTATAGTAATAGTACAGAATAGATATAGATTCATTTGTGAAATATAAGAATATCAGCCTCCGCTTATTTGTGGGGGCTTTTTGTTTATCTTTGTCAAAAACATGAAGTTATGTCAAGTTGCGTAATTAAAAGAAATAGTAAGGGTAAGATAACCCGTGTCTTGACCCCTTCCGGAGAGGTATCTACCTTATTCGATAAGATAGCGGGCATAGCCGCCGTAAGTGACCTTAATAAGGCCGCTGAAGCTTATATGACTATTTATAACGATAAGTTCAGGTCTAAGTTCGGAGACTGGACGAGATCCGTGCCAAGGAATAAGGAGGCGGCCAGATCCATAAGCGCCAAACTTAACGCTAGCGAGTGGGGGCAGCTTATGTCAGCCAAGGTCNTGNCCGCCATAAGCGATATGGATGCCCCGGCGTTGGCCAGAAGTCTCGGGAATAGCGATAATGTCGTGGCTTATCTTACCTCCGGAGAGGTAGGTGATGTCAATGATATGGCTGTGGTAGATACATCTACGGTACAGGAGGTGGATCTGGATTCCATAAACGAGGATAATATTGGCGATACGATACTGAAAGAGGCGTCATGGGATGATATAAGGGCTATCAGGGAGAATATAGATATTAAGGAGACAGCCCGTATGTTATGGAAGGCCGTGGAAAGCGCTTTTACCGGTCAACGACCTAATATCAGGGTGAAGGGCGGAAATATAGATGGTGAGATCATATTTTCTGGTAATGTCTTGCCGTTAAATGATATTGAGAATTATACGCCTCCATCTTCAAGACTGGTATATGATTCCGGTGAGCCTCGCCTGTTCTTTAGATCGGATGACGGCAAGATACACGAATCTTACGCCAACGCCATAAAAGGCTCTTCCGGAGGGCGGGTCGAGGCCGGGTTCTTGGCCGGCAGTGTCGAGGAGAGCGACGTCCCGTCCGGTACGGCTGATATCTCCTTTGGCTCTTCCTCCATAACCCTTAATAACAGTGGGTCATTCATCCCGGTCCTTGGTATTAGCTCAAACTCAGATGTAAGCACTCGTGGAGGGTTTGTTAATTACCTTATCAAGAAAGGTATGTTGAGTGGGGAACGTATAAGGCTGGGGGATAGATATTATCTTACTGGAGCCGGCAATTCTGATGGTCTTAAGATCTATAACGCTATGGATGCCTTCTCTAGCCTTAAAAATAGATTTGGAAGTCAGTCCTCCGAAATGAACGTATTGGGTTCTATAGGTTTTGATACGGAGGTAAGTAATGATCTTGATCTTATCACTACGTCCGGGGAGAAGGTTACGGTAAGCAGATCGGAGATCAAGGGTATGTTAAGGCAAGGTAAGTTTGAGGAGCTTAATAACAAGTATGATGGATTCATGG